TATAACTCCCCAACTGAATCTTTTCTACTACGCCTAACAGCGAACCCAAAAACAAAAATGCAATTTTTTAAACAATTCTTGACTAGAGCTTCGGCTCCGACCAAGATAACAGACGGTATGGTCTGGTTCAAGACGGACCTAAAGTTAAACTTGGTAGCTGTGGGAGACAAAGAAGAACCGCAGCGCGATACTCAGCACCAGAAGGCGGTGCACGAAAACGGTGTAGACCGGGGCATACCTGATGTTTTAAGTACTCAGGATGCAGACAAGTTGTTTAGCAACTATCTGATGCGGAACGCTTCACCTTGTGTCTCCAAGGGTACTGTGTATGGTGTGCGCAGTGAGCTTCAGTTATTAGTGAGGTCTCACTCTTATTATGGCATGAACAAGGCAGTGCTCGACTCCAATGGTACACCGAATCCGGCTGCTGTGGTTAAGCATCTGCGTGAGATTAACACAAGCGTAGATCTTAAGGAACCTCGTTTGAACAAACTCTTTAACTACGCAGTAGCAGAGGATTTTTATGACAATTCGACCTCATTGTTGGTGTGTATGTTGATGAAATATTATACTTTAGAGTTTGACAAGCGTATGAATGTGAGTGACCACACGAAGAAGCTAACCAGGACACAAGTACAGCAGATCGAAGACGCACAAGTTGATCAGAAGGTATCACTCTTCTGCCAAATGTTGAAAGAGGGGCAAGATGGCGTCGGGTGTGCTGCAAGTGATCATAGGATGATGTATCTGGTAGATGCTGCTTCATTATGGTTACACAGGACTGAAGAACCTATGTTAGAGATGAGGCTGAAGGTTTGGAACATGTACAGCTACAATGATGGGCACAGTACAAGCGGGACACATTTCGGTGATCACTTTGGCTTCGTGAGGGGTCGTTACTTACGACATGACAAGTTCAACTGGGCTATACATAATTCTATGTATATCAAAGCAGAGAAGCCAGGCTTACAGGACACTGATGCACTGATAGAGTCGCTTTCGGCATGGAAAGGTCATTTGAATATGACTAACCTTACTGAAGAAGAGTCAGCTCTATTAGATTGGTGTTTGCATGGTAATCTCAGGTGTTCACCTTTTTTGATAGACCAGGACTTACAGTTTGGATTAGAGCATGATAGCATTCGTGGCGTATACCTTGGGCGTATAGGTAGTATAAACAAGGCTGTGACGCCGACACAGATACTATCGCTATACAACAAGCTTGTCAAGAGTCACCGTTGGTATGAGGAATCGCTGGCGGCAAAGAACTTGCTGAAGTACTGGGTGTGTCAACCATCAACAGAAACGGTGGAGTCCCATTGGTGGACCTATGTACCCCGAAGACTTGTGTTACCTGCATTAGGTCTGAAGAGAGCAGTCTTTCAGTGCTTTTTAGACGGTGAGGCTGTTAGTTTGACTGCCACAGCACTGGAGGACTACAAGGATTCAACCAACTCTATCCAATCGGACTTGATAGCACCCAGCATGTTATGCAACACAGCATGGTACTGGGGTGAGTTTATGTCTAGGAATAACGCACTCGACGTGTATGACCTACATCGCAAGCTTATGCAACCAGATGATGCCGAGATCCGTGCGGATTTACGTTCTGACGCTATAGTTAGTGCAATATTGGGCACGGGCATACGGAAGTCTCTATTTCCGGGCACGGCAACGTACATCCCTGGGGGATTGTCAGACCATTACGGCATAAGGGTTAAGTTCGGTAACGTAAACATAGTCGAGTCACGCGAACACGGGTACGATGTAGACCCCAATTACGTAGTAATGAATAAGCTAGTTGCTCCTAGCGGTGTTGCTATGATTACAGGGTTACCAGGGACACTTCAGAACTCTACACCCTACGGGACAATATTTTCTACTAACCCTATGGTCAAAAGGTATGATTGTGGCAACTGGCGTGACGCTATGAATTACAACGATATTTGGGCACATGGTGTAGTGGCCAGATGGAATGGGCACGATCTGGATTACGCTCACCCTAAACACGACGGCAGACACACTGTCTACGCAGCCAACGATGTGTCAGTAGCAATGCCTCCCGTACCACCTACAGCAGACACAAACCCGACCTCTTACATGTTTAGAGGGATGCACCCAAGGAAGTACGGCTTTGGCACATCTTTCCAGTGGGTTACAGACCGCAAACTGACATTTAGATGGGCTAGGACTCAAAGCTACATGCTTGACGAACCCAAATGGCGTTCACCGCCAGCGTATGTACACGAGGCCCCTGCCATGAATGGTCTAACTATGACGGCTACTCCCCTATCTGCTTCTGAGTACGTAACCACCCTCGTATGTAAATATGACATCCGCACTTCGGGTTTTCATCTGAGTTGGTCGAACGCGGGAGTAGTACTACCGCAGAGACAAGGGCCATCCGAGTTGTTGGCGCAAGAAGCGAGTGTGACGAACACACAAGGGGTGGGCTCGGAAACAGGACAGGGAACAGGGCCAGCCCCACCGGACCTCCCACCAACATGACATGCTCAGCCGTACCGCTGTATCTTGAGGACATAGGAGATGGCAAAGTGCAAGACACCGACTTTTCCAATGCTACATACGCTCTTTTTGATTTAATGGATGGTATAAACACAGGGCTGGAACCTGGGTTTTTTCGTTTTGGTGAGGGAGGTTTGGCCCTCCATCCGCTGTACTTCAACAAACTTGGAGTTACAGCGTTGTACATACATATAGACACTCTTTTGACGGACAAAAATAACATGATACTCGCACGCATAAGCAGGATACAGTATGGGCCAACACTGTTTCCTTACGGGCCCTGCACCGCTTGGGACATCATGCATTACCTTCTTTATATCACGAGCCGGTCTCACCACAAAAACACGTATAAGGAAAGACGCCACAATGTCATTGCTATGTTTGAGGGCCTACTTGACCCGCCAACACACAGAATATCTGCTAATCATTTAAGGCACTGTACTGTCGCAGAACTGCGGACCATAGGCCTAGCGTATTTTGAACAGAATTGTGACTTCATACTAAACTGTCTTGACAGGTTGATCGGAGTGGGGTGTAATGAGTCGATGATATGTGGGCTTCTGCTGTGGGCTGCATCAGTCCCTGACCCTATAAAGAGCCTGGTGGCCTCTAGTGCCATTTGGACATGGAAGTATGACAGTGAATCACACTTCGTAAGTACTCTGAAGACCAAATTCACTAGTCGGCTGAAGGCATTGCAGAATCTCATAGATGTAGACTTAACCCCATTGTTCGAACTTGAAGTTCTGGTAAACAGAGGACCTGGACAAGTAGACTGGTCGGCGGAGAGGCTACACAGAACCAGACCCACTACGGCAAGTATATCACCGGCATTCACCTACAACACGGCAGTGAGTTTGTTCAACAAGGCACGTGCACAGAGGGTCAGAGTGAACAAATTGACATGGGAACAGTTTTGGGCTCGCAGATGGCAACACACACCAGTAGGCGCGATCCATTCTCAGTATGAAGAGGATAACACTTACCTGGCCAAACAGCGCGAACTTCGGACGAAACTATACACGGCCTGTGCTATGCCTGATGACATGCACACGAAGTTACGATCTAGGAAACCAGAAATGCTGGCCTGGCCATCTACAAAGTATGAGTGGGGCAAGCAGAGGGCTATATACGGAGTCGACTTTACTAATTTTGTTCACAGCACGTTTGCATTCG